ATGGTGGGCCGACAAGGACAAACACTTTTAAACCCATGTTTTCTCTTAAAACATAAGACAACTCTTCTTTGATTATTTTTCTCAATTGTCCATTAGTTATTTTCATGATTCTACCTCTTCTACCACACCTGTTACAGTTAGTGGTTGTAGCAAAGGTTGAAAGTTTTCCTGTGGAATTTTATTTGAATTAAAAGGTTTTCCACCCTCAGGAATAGCTATTGTAATATGTGGAAACTTTACTTTCTTAGAAATTGGAGCTGGTGGTTCGACCTTAGCAGCCATAGCTTTATCATCAAATCCAATGTGAGTTACTTGTAGTGAAACTTGTTCACCAACAGGATAATCAGCACTAAAGTCATGTTTACCTTTTGGATGAACAATAGGTGAGAAAGGTACAATTGTCATGTGATGAGGCAAAGGATTACCAGCTTTTGTTTCGTGAACAAAACCTTCAGGCACACCCATTTGTTGTGCGGCTTGTTTTAAAACCTCTACGCTTTGAGGATCAAGAACAACTCCGGAATAAGAAACTTTTCCTTCACTTAAAACAGTATCAAGTTCTTCTTTAATTATTCTTCTTAATTGTTGGTTTGTAATTTTCATTTTTTTCTCCATAATAAATAATGCGGGCGCAACCCGCTTGAGTCAGCTGCCTGAACAGCAACGACGAACCGGTTGTAACATCCATTTTTTATTCATCTTTATCTCCAATTTTTGAAATGCGAAAGCCAAAATCATCAACCAACATAGAAATCAGATAAGATGTTCCAGCAGAAATCCAACCGCAAATAAAGAAATTGGCGATTGTATAATCAAATGTAAATAGTTCTGTTTGATTGTTAATGCAAAATAAAAATGCTCCAACCCAAAACCCCATACACAAAGGACAATAGAACAAAAGTGTCCACATTTTGTTTGGGTCTTTGTTTGGTCGGAGAGATTCGAATATCTTTCCATATACAAGGATAAATGTTAAGCCATAAGCGGCAAGTATAAAGTTAAGCATTTTTCTCCTATTAAACTTTTGTTATTCCGTTTTTTGTGACTTTGTAGATATTAAAAGTCAAATCTTCTCTATAAATAGAATACCTATCTTCTAATTTCTTGTAGTGACTTAGAGACGCATCCTTATCATCAAAGCAGTTTATAACAGTGACCTCTGGGTAATCATTCCAAAATTCCTGCAAGTTGTGTCCTTTGTTGTCTTTTCCAGTCTTTAACAAAACCGCGTCCATTTTGAAACCATGATATGTCAAAAAACTTTTAATTGTTTTTTCAAGTCCGATATATCGATTTGAATTTAAAACACAAAGCCCATCAGGATCAGACCTTAAAGTATCATAAATTTTTTTCATTGTCTTGTTGATTGGAATGTTCAACTTCACATCTAGACTCTCAGCTCTTCCGAACCACCCTTTGTGAGGGTATGGTTTTCCATATATATTTTCCCATTTTTTTGATCCCTCTTCTTTCTCGATGGTCCAAAACAGGGTTCTATCAAAATCAAAAACGTTTAGCGTTTTATACTTTTTTTTTTAGATTCTGCTAAAGTCATTGTGGGTTGACCTTGTTGGTCAAAGTTTGTGGCAACTCTTATAATGTTTGCAGCTTCAAATTTACCCGGAGCGGCTGCTAGTTCTTTTGCTGTTCCTTTGATTCCCAAGTCTAGACCTATTAGGTCTCCCCTTTCATTTCTACCAAACTGTTCTTGGTGAATATCATTCCAAGCTAAACCTTTGTCAACTCTTATAGCCTTTATTAAATTTGTAATTTCTTGTAAATCATCTGCTAAAGTGGCTCCTTTGTTTTTGTTTAAAGGGTGTTGTTTCTTTGCTGTTTTTTTCATCTCAGGAGACTGCATGAGTGTAGACCAAATAGAATCGATAAAAGGTATGTCTTCTTTAGCTCCTATTTTATTCAGAATAAGATTTTTTAAACTAACTGGATAACCTTTAACATCATATAACAAATATAATTGAGCTTCTGCTCCTTTTAAACCTTTTTGTTTTCTTGCTTTTCTTTCTTTCTTTTTATAAACCCCAAGAGCTGTGTTGAATCTTGCCAGATCTTTCTTACTTTTTATAAGAATGTCGAAAGTGTCAACCTTTCCTTGTTTATAATTATTCTGCAATTTCTCTGGAACATTGTAAAATTCTGGGTCTGCCATTATTTTTTCATAAATTTTATTTATTCTTCGTTTGATGAAAGGGTCACCTGTGGAAAACATCTTTACAAAAGCATCTGAGGTTGTTTGGAAAACCATATTTAGTTTTTTCCAAACTTCATCGACATATCGATATATATAACTATCCGGAACAACTCTCTGCATGACTATAAAGTATAATTCTTTTGTTGGATTAGCGAGAGTTCTCGCATTATGAGAAGACCCAAATTTATAATAAACAACTGGGTCATTAAGAATAATTTTTCCCATAGAGTAAACTTGAGCGGTTTCAGGAATATCTTGAGAAACCAAGTGCAGGTTTTTTGCAGCGTTGCTAACATCATGAAAAAGTTTTATTACTCTTTTGTCATCTATACCGACAACAACCCCTTCTGCTCCTGATGCTTGTAGTGGTCGCATTTTGTGAGTACGCATACTAAATTTTTTTGCACCTGGTAATTTGCTAATAATAAGCTTAACCAATTTTAACGATAAGGGGTTTGCCGGAGGTCTCTGTTCTTGGTCAAAGCCTTGTTCAAAATAAAACTCTTCATTAAGTTGTTTTTTGTTTTTTATTATTCTGATTTTCATCTAATTTCTCCTAATAAGTATATCTGCCGTATAAGTATGGTGCAAATAAATTATGTTGCTTTATTGAACCCTTTTCCTCAGCATGGGGAACTTCTCCTAGTTCTGTTGCTTCTTCTTCGTTGGGGTACAATTCTCTGTTTTTGATTTGTTGTGTATATTTTTCTTTACGAGCAGAAGGTCCAACTTCAGACTTAATCCATTCACTTAATTCAAAGACTGTTATTGCTATTTCATCTGTTTCATTTGATTCAAGTATTTTACCTTCAAGAGAGCCATAGACGTTTCCGCCTTGAATAGAATCAAACTGGACAACACCTTTTTTTCTTAAATGCTCCATTAATCTAGACTCGGCACCATATACAATTTCAGACATCAAGTCTTTCGGAAATGCAACAATTTTCTTTTTTTCTTTCATAAGTATTATGTCTATATCTTTGTGATCCATAAACATCAGATCACCATTGAGCGCTTCTCTCATATTGAGAGAAAATTCATGCTTTCTTTCATTAGGGTTAACAACATCAACACTAATTTGTGGTTTGTAGTTGATAGAAGTTGGCTCATCAACATTCACACCAATTTTTCTATTTGACATTCTTTGTTTTAAGTTAACTGTTATAGGTGGTCTATTGATGTCAACTCCAATGTCTTCTTTTAATAGTTCTGTTATAATGTCTTGTGGTGGTTTATACATTTTGTTTAATCTCCGATAGTAGCTGTTGGATGTGAAAGACATCTTTGACAACTTCTTCTGTTAAAGGTTTCTTTTTAAAGCCTTCAAGCTTCTGTTTAATTAGCCTTATTTTGTCAGGCCATTTATCTTTGTTTAAGTTTTCACATTGTTCTTTTAGTCTTCCAAGCTCTTCGTTCATAAACACTTTAAGCCCTAATCCGTTATCTGAGAATGATGTAATATAGTTTGTCAATAATTCTCTTTGTTCTTTTAAAAGATTTTCTTTATATGTGTCGTTGAACTTATTAACGAATGTATTGTAAGTAAGACTATCTACCGTTTTTAATTTTTGCTCTTTAACCGCCTCAGAATGCGAAATAACAAGCGTTTTAAGTCTTTCCTCTATCAATAGACGGGTCTTTGCTTTAAGGCCTCCAGAATTGAAATACTGGCCAACTGTTGCAATTGATTTATAATTGGGAATAAAATTACCAAATGCTTCTGGTAAGCTGTTGTTAAATTCTTTTATCAATTGGGTTTGTTGGTTGAAAATTTCTTTTCTGTCTAAATTCTCCCAATCTTTTTTTACTTCTTCCATAAAACGAATCCCAAGAGATTCTTTTAAATTCTTGGTTTCCATTAATTGTTTGTATAATTGAAGGTCATCATACAGAGGAGTTCCTTTTGAGAAGTATCCCTTTAGGGTCTCAACGATTTGTTGTTTCTTTTGAAGCTCTCCTCTTACAACTGCCTTTGTCATTTCTTTGATTAAGCACTCGTAAAGAAAAGCGGTATTTCTTTTCTTATTATGTTTCATAATTTTCTCCTTATTAAATTATAATCCGGTAGGAACACGAGTGCCCATCACACCTTGAGCTTGGTTGTCTTGAGGATCAAATTTTAAAATATGCATAGCAATTGCTTTTATCTTCTCTCCATCAGTATTTGAATCAAGCATTTCGATAACTTGTCCCATCTCTAGAGTATCTGCTTTAATAGCATCTAGTGCTTGGATAAGTTGTTCTGTTGGCATACTGGCAATGTGTCCCAATTCTTCTCGTCTTGACATGTTCTCATCAGAAGCATAGTCCATTCCCATAGCCTCTGCGAGCTCTTCCTTGATTATTTGTTTTAGTTGTTTATTAGTTATCTTCATTTTGTTTCTCCTTTGTGTTTAATGATTCGATAAGCATCTCAACTTCTCGAGATACTGTTTCTAGTTTTTGTTCTTCTTCTAAATAGCCGCCGGATACATTTGAGAGAGAATATTCGTTCCCAACGTATCCTTTATATATGTTACGACCAGTTGAATGAGCAGCTTCTATACCTGTTGCTCCGAGCATTGATTTTTTCATGCCGCCTTTGTCATAAGAAGACTGGTGACGTTTATAGTTTCCTCTAATTGGTGGTGGCTCATCACGTTTTGCAGAGGGTTCGGCGAGCAGATCAGTGTCACCCCCTTCGTCGCCGCCGACATCACCTCCACCGGTGTCTCCACCGCCAAGGTCACCACCAAGGTCACCTTCTAAGTCTCCACCTGCTCCGCCAAGATCTCCAAGCCCACCAGCAAGCCCACCGCCTCCTCCAGGTTCTTCTCCACCTTCTCCACCAGCAGCAGCCGCTTCAAGTTTGGCCATGTACTTCTTGTCAAAAAACATTTCTCTTTGGTTTCTAAGAAATTCATCTTCAGATAGCCCAAACATGTTTTCTGCTATCCAGCGCTTTGAGAAGTATCCTTCTGTTGCGTTCGCAGCAACTTGAAACTTTTTGTCCCAATGCTCGAGCTCTTGTAATTCAGCAATTTTGGACGGATTGTTTAGCTGTAGCTTGAAAGTTAATAGATCATCGTTTCTATAACCAAGCGTGTAAAGGTGAATAATTCCAATCTTTTCGAGTTCTGCTATTGCTACACGTTGAAGTCTTTGAATTGTTCTTGCAAAGCGAATGTCCTTTTGTGCAAGGGTAGTTTTGTCTTCTGATGCGCCCTCACCCATTGTCAAGTAAGACTGTGGTATTTTGAGAGCAGCAAACAACTTATCTCTAAGGTATTTAACATCATCGATACCACCATTGTAAGAAGCACCTGGTAAACTTGAGATGTCAGTAGCTGATTGGCCTCCACGAATTGGTATATAATAGTCTTCTTCGATTGACAAGGGGTTGTAGCGTAAATCAACACGACCAGTGGTTGGGTCAACAACAGAATGTCGTTTTAACTGAGTCATGACTTTTTGCATGTACTGTTCAACTTCTTGCGGTGGAATACCACCAACGTCAATCTTAAATAAACGACGCTCAGGAGCACGAACAATACGATAAGCCATCATGGCATCTTCTAATAGTATAAGCTGACGGTGGATACGCCTACAAGCTTCGAGAACAGATGTTCCATAAGGAGAGTGTTTGTCATTACCAAGGATTCTGAAATGAGCAACTTGCCAATTTTCCAGAGTTAGTCCTGCTGTATTCCATTGGTATTGAACGTAATTTGGATTACTTTGGTCCTCTCCCTCAAGGCGCTCAATTTCTCTTGTCGGTAAACCAATAGCGGATCGAATTCCTAAATCTTCATCAATATCAAGATATAGAAAGAAATCACCGTACTTACACATTGTTCTTGCCCAACCAAAAAGATTGTGTTCAATATTCAAAACATTATGATATAAGTTATGGAGGATGTGTTTAATCTCTTCATTCGCACATTTAATATTAAGCATTGGGCGAAGCGCAGTATGAGTTGTCATCTCATCAGCATAAATATCCAATGATGATGCTATCTCAGGCATGTATTCCATTTCATCAAAATCAACATAACGCTCAGCTCTGTTTCTATTTGATATCATGTTAAGGGTAACGTTGTTTATGGGATTATATTCCCATTTTTTAAACTGTGCACCAGATGCTGATTTAAATTTTGTTGCATAGTTATCTAGCTGTCTTCTCCGCAGCATTCGACCAGTTTGTGTTCTTCTTTGTGTTATTGGGCCGGACAACAATTTTGTTAAAGCCTTGAATAAATCCGACTGTGGATTGTAAGGCGACTTTTTATATTTTGGCATAGCTCATCCTTTTCGTAGTAAATAGTTCTATTATAGCATAAAGCTAGCTGTTTGTCAAGCTAACCTTTAAAAATCCATGCAAAATCTTTATAGGTCTTTTGAAAGTCTTCTAACGATTCTTGTGTTTTGGTACTACCAAAGCCTCGCATTCCTTTGATAGCTGTATTCATTGTGGTCTGTGATGATTTAATAGAATTTATCATTGCTTCTTGATATAACTTATCTTTTTCCGAAACCTCTAGAGCCGTGTCTCGAACCCAACAAGCAATTGCAAGAGCCATAATTAAATCATCGTGATACGATCTCATAGCTTGTGGCTTACCATTGTTCCATATGAATGTTTTAAACTCATGAAACAAACGAGAAGATTTTGGTTTAACCAATTTGTTTCTTATGTATTCAATATATATTTTATTAAATAATATTCCCGTCGTTTAGATTGACCTTTCACGGACAATATATTTATAAGAAAACTAGATTTTTATAGGTTTATTGTGTAGAACATTAAAAGAACGAATTATGGCAGATATTACCCAAGAAATGACAGCTTATCGAATCAAACAAATTGAG